AAATTGCAACCCAAACACAGAAGATGCAACAAAATTAATGCTCATTATGTTGCCCAAATCCACACCACCTTTTACATCGCCAACTTGATAAAAAACTTCTGGATCATAATAAACTATTCCTGCTGATCTTCTTAAACTTCGCTTACTTACTTTAGTTACGCCAGCTAAAATATTGACATCAAGATCACCACCTAAACTTCCAACTATTGAAGTAACCTTTGCGCCTTTTATTTCTATTTCTGACTTCTTGGCCCCAAATAAATAACCAAACTTACCACCTCCAAGAATACGAAGTGAAGTATTATTGAAATCGTATGCGGTTAAATTATAGGTGTTGTTTAACTTGTTAAAATCTCTAATGTAAAAGTTCCCACCTCCATCATAATTTCTTATTTGATGGATGTAATAAGCGCCCTCGCAATGTACAATTCTTGCACTAAATAATTCTAAGATTCCTTTTAAAGCATCGTACCCAGTTAGAAATTCGCTTTCATTTTTGTCACTTTGTTTATTTACAAAAAGGTTTTCAGGTATGTATGTATAATCCAAAATACTATCGCTAACATTCCACCCATCCACAGAAAGACTTTTGTATTCTATACTTTCACGAATGTAGTCTTGTGAATCATTCCAAAACGATTTTAAAGCATTCTGTGCTAATATCTTTTTAATTGCATCTATTACCTTTATCCTGCCTAAATTAAGCAAGTCACCATCATAAAAAACATCTTTAAGCCTATCAATGCCATCAATGGCACGAATGGTGTATGGTCTTGGCTTGCTTATGTTTTCCCACTCAATTAAATCCACAATCACATTACCGGCCCAATGCAAAGCATCTTCAAGGTAAATTGCAACTGTCATATCACTATCATCGGATTCTCTATATTTGTCAAAGAACCGATCAAAATAAGCGTACTCACTTGGATTTGAATAGGTGATGTCACTATATGAAGTCATCAACGAATCCATAATGGTCCCATCTGTATCCCATTGTGTATTTAATCCAAGCAATGCAGGGCTAAATGTAGGAATAAAACTATTAACCGAATCCGTGTTATTTGTAACAAGTGTTTGATTGGTGTAAGTAAACCCTGCAAGTGTGATTTCTGTTCTATTTAAAGCCGAATTATAAGTGAATGAAACAACCGCACCATCTTTTCTTTCTGACAAAAAACCAATTGCACAAAGGTCATTTTCAACCACACCGCTATCAGCTTTAACTCTTGCTTTGTAAGCATTAAATAAAGTTGTGCCAGTTGTTAAGTCACCGGTGTAAAGGTATAAGTCTTGACCAACCTCTAAATAGTCAGTCCAATCCTCACTTACATAAACAACCGAACCAGAACCGCCTATTATTGGCGTATCAATTCCTATGTATGTATTTGAATAAAAATCAACTCTGTAATTTTTGTCCTGTAGACTTTTTAGTTCGCTTGTAAATAGTAGCATTTATCTTTTAAATTGTGATTCTCTTCCTTGTGTAATTATCATATCGCGGCCGCTTATTCTGGTATCAAGAACTATTGGTTGCATATTGGCGCCTATTCCACTCATTGATGAAAACCCACCACTACCAGAAAAAGATGAACCTCCAGAACCGCTTGCAGAAACCCCCTTTTGACTTAGGTTTGATATTGCGGCCCCTGCTGCAACTAATGCCACACCGCCTATAATAGCAAGTGCAGGGTTGAAACTTTTAATTGCTACATCCAACATCACTTGTGCAATACCCATTGCAATCATAGCTTCACCAAATTGGCCCATAAAGCTACCTAATGAGTCTAATAAGCCTCTACCAAAGTCTTTCACAGTCATATCCCCTCCACTTATTACAGTGCCTAAGAACTCACCAAATTGCGTTAAACCCTCAGTTGCTAATGACTTCAATCCAGAACTTAATGCATCACCCATTTCTTCACCTAAGTCAGCCGCTTGCCTTCTTGCTGCTGCTGCTGCTTGTTGATCAAACAGTTCTTGTGGTAATTCGATAGGTTTAATGTCTATTTGTAAAGGTGCTTTTATTGGTTCATCAAATTTAAGACCTTTTGATTTTAAGCCTTTAGTGATTGATTCAATTGCAGGTGTTTGTAAATTAGCCGCTTCAATTCCTTTTGAAAAGTCAATACCAAGTTGTTTAATTTCTTTGCTTATTTCTTTTACTTCACCAACAACTGGAGTTAATTTTACTTGTCCTAAAGTTTTTAATTGTTCTTCAAGTTCTTTTGTGCTATTTGCAGCGTTTACAATCTCTTTTTGACCTGTAACTATTTCTTGATTTAAAGCATCAATATTCTTTTGTATGTTTTCAACCTTTGCAAGGTCTGCGCCTTGAAATTCGCCTTGCATTCCCACACTTCTTGTCTGCGCCATAACCGCATCCATTTGTGCTTTCTTTTCATCTAAAAGTGCTTTTTTCTTTTGGTAGGCTTGTTTTACAAGTTCGTATGTTTCTCCTATTATTGCCCTTGTAGATGCAATCCTAAGTGTTATTTCATCCCGTGATGCGTTAACTCCTTGTTTTTTTAGTTTGTCTATTTCTGCAATTTGATCACCTAATTTTTTATAGGATTCCTTCATTACATCAATTGTAATTTGAACTTTGCCAAATATTTGATTTGTTTGCGCTGCTGCTATATTTAAAGCTACAACCGCCGCACCTATTCCAATAAGTATTGCGGTTATTGGACTTGCTGCTAAAAATGCTAATGCAGCACTTAATGCGCCAACCGCGTAAATTAATGGCCCAATTGCAGCCGTTAATGCTAATGTTGTAATAATTACGCTTTTTGTTTCTGGGTTAAGATTCCTAATAAATTCAGCCGTACTTTGCAACGCAACAGAAACATTTTGCAATGCTGGCAACATTAGATCACCAAAGGATGCAGCCGCCATTGAAACATTATCTGATAATGTGCTTATTGTGCCATTGAATGTTTTACTTTGCGCCTCAATACCACCTGCAAATTCAGTGTTTCCAATGTTTTGCAAATATTGCTCAATTTCTTCTGAGTTCTTTTTTACCGTTGTTGTTACGCCCTTAAAAGTGAAAGAAACATTATCACCTTGACTTTTGGCCTTAATACCAAATTCTTTTAATCGTTCAAATTCACCAACCGCAGCATCCGCAACCGCTTCAACCATATCATTAAGGCTTTTGCCCATACTTGATGCAGTATTTCCATAGCTTTCTAATGCACTCATTGATGGATCCAAGCCCATGTTTTTGAGTTTTATAAATGCACCGGTAACTTCTTCCATTTGGAAAGGTGTTGAACTTGCAAACTTTTCTATTTCTTTAAATGCTGCACTTGCTGCATCCTTTGATCCACCTAATGAGGTAACAAGGCTTGTTTTAAGACTTTCAAAATCTGCGGCACTCTTTATGGCAAAACCACCAATCAAAGCCAATGGCGCAGTCAAAGACATGGACATTTCCCTGCCAACAGATTTCATTTCTGTTGCCGTACTTCTTAAACTACGAATTAAGTTTTGTTGCGAATCAGAAAAGTGACTTAAATCAAATCCTGCGCGTATGTTTATCTGCTTTCTTGCCATTTTATTTAAACCAATTCGGTTTTTGTTTTTTCAGTTGTTCTATTTCTGCTTTAGTCCAAGCATTGTTGCCAGTGCCTTTTTTGTCATCTTGTTGTTCCCAGTCAAACTTTATCAGGTCTTGTGGTTTGTGCATCCGTTTATTTCCTGCACTTTTCAATGTAACAAAAGAAACAAATCTTGCGGTTTCCCATTGCGTGCGTGCCTTTATGTTTTCGCCTATTGTATGCCCTATGTAGGCATCGAATATGGCCGCCATTGTATATTCGTCAAGTGATAGTGGGGATTGCTTTAAAACGCCTAAAACAAACCCCCTTATCCAATTAACCAATGGCAATTTTACTTTTTTGCCTCCTTGCCCATATTATTCAGCGCCGCCATATCTTCCTGCATTGCTTGTGTGAATACGTTAATAAGTGCAAAATCTTCATCAATGGCATCAATAACAAAATCCTTTGTTACATTTTCGCCTGCTGCTTTTAACCCGCAATAAGCAATATCTACCAATGTACTCATGTTGATGTTATCGCCAATTGCCGATACGCTTGAACCTGTTTCGTTTTCATACATTAATAGTGCTTTGAATCCGAACTTAAATTTGTACTCTTTGTTTTTAATTTTAATCATGTGTATTTTAATTTTAATTTGTTGTGTAGTTAAATGTAATTTATAAAGTTAATGGTTAAAAAAAAAGGTGGGCAAAATACCCACCCCTTCAATCACACATTAACAAGATAAAAATTAAACTGTCGCTTTTGTCACCGCGCCAGTTCCTTCAAAAGATACTGAAAAGGTACTTGATTCTTCAAGTCCGTCAGTTCTTCCTAATGACGTAATGTGACAAGATCCGCTATATTCAACGTCACCAGTCACATCAGTTGTCCATGTTACAACAACTGCTGCACGTGTCACATAGGCATCGTATAAATCAGTGAAACCGTATGTTGCATCTTCTGCGAAGAAACCTTCACCGCTTCCAGAGAAAGATCTTTGTCCTTCTAAACTTTCTTTCCATCC